TGACCGCTTCCCAGAGAATGCCGACCAGTGTGTTGCTGTCCAAGGTCGTCATTGATGCGTGCGCTATTGACGGAATATCTTCCAGCAGTGGACCAACGTGCATGCGTGAATCCTCTGAGTGCTCAGGGCGATATCGCCATGCATATGACGGAGCGTCCTGAACCGCTTCCAATGCGTCAAACCCCAGCGGGGCGATATCCGTCTTGAGCTCACGCGCCGACGAGAGCTCAAACGCCGTGGCCACCATCGCCACGTATCCGCCCCCGGAAGGCTTCGCATGAACCTTGGCATCCAGCGTCACGCCAGCGGCAGCAGGTCCATCCACGCTGAGCGCTCCGGCACCGGGGATGATGCGGCCGTGCTTGGGGTCATTGCGGACGTGATAAACCGGGTAGCGAAGATCGCCGTTGGGAAACGCGATCCAGACCATTGAACCCTTGGGCATGGGATAGTCGATGATGGACGCTGGCCTGGCCCAATTGCAGATGGTCTGCCCGAGGACGTCAGGAACCTTCGCGGTGATCCTGCGCTGCTTTTTCGGGTCGGCCGTGGACTCGACATACGCCTGGTAGAGCCCATTGTAATCTCTCACAGCATCACCACCTGCTGACTGGACGACACCCATTTGCCGCCAGAGCGGCTACAGGAATCGTCGATGTTCGGAACACTCCCATTCCGAACCTGGAAAGTGGTGGGAGAATTCCGGCTGATCTGAAGCTCAGAGTCGAAAACACTCCCGCCTTGTCTGGAAACCGGGTAGGACTCCAGGTGATGCACGGACTTAGTGATCATCCACGTGCCGTGCAGCTTTTCGTTTACGGCTTTACCAGATAGAGAAATCAGCTGGCCAGGAAGCTCATCGACGTTGCTCAGAGAGACGATGTTCACGATGGTGTGGAACCACTCTTCGTTCCGAATACCGACCGCATCCACGTTCTGATACAGGTCGGTAGGAGAAGCGATGGCCGTATCACGCTGCACCCAATCCGGCGCTGGCTGCTGAGGGACCTGCTTCGCATTGATGACGCGGTCCGTATCGATGTCAAAGCCCGTCAGTGATCTTTTGGCCTGCTTCCCAGCTTTGGGCATCAGCGTGCCGTACAGAGGTTCGACATTAACGACGCGTTCACCTACGCGTCCTTTGTCCATCTTCTCGGGGAACGGTTGAGCACGCTTGGCCATGGCGAGCGAAGCCGGGTCGATGAAATAGAGCACACCGTTCTCTACGTGTACTCTCCTGCCGCACTCCTTACCGCGTAGCCGTAGCCACTCCAGGTCAGAGACTCCTGGCTGGAGAAGATACTCATAGACTCGGCTCGTTTTGTGCGCTACCAGAGACAGACCATGATCCTGGGCGATTTTTTGAGCCATGCCCGAGTCGGTCGTGTTGCGCCAGTCGCGGGTGTACTCCTTCTCCAGAGCGTGCCCTGTGCCGACCAGCACGTAGCGCACAGCCTCGCTACCGGGCTCTGGATGGTCGTAGTCCGGCCTGGAGTGGTGCACGTAGCCGTACCACGTACGCATCTTAGATGGCTTGACGCCCCACTTGACCTGCACCGGAGTGCCCGGTTCTGGTAGTGGCGGACGCTTCTTCATGGGCATGGAGTGCGGGTAGAGGCTACGCACATCGACGACCGTGTGCACGCCGACCTCACGCATGAGGGTGACAGTGACAGGCGCCGGACTGAGAAGCTTTCCAGCGATTTCGACCTCGAACCAAACAGGCTCAGACATACGGGATCCGAATAATCGCGCCAGGCTCAAGGTCCCCGAAGTAGAGCCGTTCAGGATTGACGTCCGCGATCACATGCCATTCCCGAGCATCACCCACATAAGAATCGGCCAGAAGATCAATTCTCTCGAAGCCGTCTGCGACCTGGTGATAGGTGAAACGGAAAGCCTGAGAAGGCGTCTTACGCAGCGGAGTACACCGTGTCATCTGTCCCCGATACACTACGCTCACCGGCTGCATGCCGTCATATCTGCCCATGTCGCCTCCCTAGTACGTCCACAAGTTGTTGAACAGTGGAGCTTGAAGTTGATCCGAATTAAAATCGCCAGTCGAAGGATTGAACATCTGGTCATCCAAATTCGTTGCCGACCCGCTGTCTGGCAGTCCGAAGTCAGCGACGTCCTGAGTAACCTTGTCATTATTCGGCAGCATGACTGCGCTGATGCGCATACCGACTCTGATGGGGATCATCGCCCTAGAGAAATGTGTGTACTCAATACTGAGATTGGTCATGTAGGCGTAGTACGTCAATCCGCCGGTTTGATTGCCAAAGTGGAAATACATGGCACGCATGGCCATAGCACCCACACCTACATCGGAACCGGAGGTGTATATCTCTCCTGCGGTTGATCCCTTCATGATCCCAGCGAGAGCTAGAGCAGCTCGAACATCCCGCCAGGCTCCTTCTTTGCTGCCCTCACGTACTTCATACGTCCTGTCAAAGAGCAAAGAGAAATCGAGCGTCTGCGAAAGAGATGTTATGAGTGGATCGGCTTGCCCAGCGCCCTTGTTGAAAAGCTTAGCTAGCGTGGGATTGTCCATCTGCATGGAGTAGTTCGTACTGACTCCAGGCGGGTTGTAGAGAAAATATAGGTACTGGCGTCCGACGTCCTGCCTATAGCTGTCTAGAATCCGCTCATCTGTACGAATGTATCCACGCTGAACGTCAACGACCTGATTAGACGGACCCCGACCTCTGCTGTCCTCAGTACCTATCGTGTTATAGGTCGTCAGTCGTGGATCAAAGGGCAGGTTCGAATTCCCAGAACCGATATTAGGCGTAGTCATCAGACATCACTCCAGCGCGCGAAATTTTCTTGTACAAATCCTTGCGCTCCAGCTCCTTCAAGAATCCCTTAGCAGCGGCGCTCCCGGCTTCACGGGAAACGTCCTGGCCAAAGGACAGAACGACAGATCCGGCTGCAAAATGCATCTCAACATTTCCGCCCGTGGCCGATGACATACGCTGCTGCGGACTGGAGCCGCCGCCCACGTTTTCCTTGATGAGCGCATCACGGATGGTCCTCGCCTGCTTGGCAGGCATGATCATCTCGTCCTTGTGGACTACCGCGACCTGGTCGTCAGGGACCTGCCAAGCGCCATCCTCATACCAGCCCGTGGCCTGGGAATGAGCCCACGCCTTGGTGGGAGACCCGTAGCGGCCAGCGATATAGCTGAGACCCCACTTGATCTGGGTAGCCGGATTGGTCTTCCAATCCTTTCCAGCGCTGGCCATTTTTGTGCCAGGGAGGGACTGAGGAATCCCGTACGCGCCAGAGCTCGGGTTCTTGGCAAGCTCGTTCCAACCGCTCTCGCGAGTCCACAGCTTGTCCAGGGCAGTGAATTGCTTACCCCATCCCTTAGCGCTGGCCATAGCTCTACCCAGAGCCTTGTTGGCAGCCGGTGAGGTGTTCTTAGGCTTGCCCGTTTTTGTGGTGCCTGCGTCCTTCTTGGGCTTACCTGCTCGGGCCTTGGTGGACGGCGTGGCCTGCTCGGGATCGCCACCGGCATCCTGCTCAATGCCCTTGGCTTCCATAGGGACCGCGTCATCGCTGCCGACAGCGGCAGCCGTCCCACCGCCACCAGACAAAATCGCCGAGAGCATGGAGAGCTCGCTCTGGCTATACGCGGATGCGTTAGGAGCACCCAGGCCACCGATGTCAGAGGTGCCCGTGGTACTGAAGGCTCCGCTGATCGCTCCAACAGCAGAGGAGATACCGTCAGCGAGCTTGTCGAACAGTCCCCCGCCTGTGTCCTTTGTGCTGGTGGAATCTGTGGTCCCGATACTGACGCCAGAGTCCTTGGAGGTCGAATCCTTCTTAGGCTTGCCCTGCTTCGCAGAACCAATGATCCTGCGGGCATCATCCCAGTAGCCGTTTTTGATGCCGTAAAGCGGCTGAAGCTGGATGGTGTTGCCGTTCTTTCCACGGGAAGATGTGCCAACAATCTTTCCGTTGCCGACATACATAGCGGTGTGCTCAGCACCACCAGAAGCGGCGCCGGGCTTGCCATCAGCGTGGAGGAGAATATCGCCGGGCTGAAGGTCATCGAAATCTACGTGCTGACCCTGCTTCCACATCTGATTAGTCGTGGGGCCAATTTTGTATCCGAACTGTGCGTACACTCTGGACACGAAGGAAGAGCAGTCGAAGTAACCATCCTTCATCCGCTTCTTCATGTCGTACTTGTACTTACGCGAGCCCGTCGCGTAGCTGGTTGCCTTCTGAGCAACGCTGGACGCGATGTCATCGTCATCGCCGGACTTCTTATTTTTCGGCTTGGGACCGATCGGACCAGCAGCCGCGACAGCAGGTACACCTCCGTAAGCGCTGCCGCCACTACCACCAGGACCCTGACCGGACATGCCAGTAGCACCGTTCAGGGACATAAGTCCACTACCGCCAGCATCGATCGACTTCTGAAGACCCGGAGCAAAACCCTTCCACCAGTTGGCAATGTCGGAGATGAACGGAGAGTTGACGAAATCCTGCACGCGTTCAGCGAAGATGTTCATCGCATCCGTTGCAGCATTCTGCGCCTTTACATAGGACTCGTTACCGACCATCGTCGATGCCAGTGACTTGACGTTGGCTCGTGCTGCCTTCTGCGACGGATCCTCTGGATTACCGAGTAGGTATTTATCCGCCATATCGACGCGGTCTTTGTCGTAACGGCTCCCGGCCTTGTTGGCGTTCGCCGATTTCTGATCGAAGTCGCTGACGTCCTTGCCCTGAGACTTGGCCCGGTTGTACGCCCTGAGGGGCTCCAGCATCGCGTCAGCGCCATCCTCGCCGACGATCGCCACCAGGTTGGCCCAACCTACGCCCTGCTCCATGAAATCGTCGTTAAAGACGTTCTCAGGGACGCTCTCGCGGTTCTGATAGATGCGCTTGAGGAAGGCTCGGTAGAAGGCTGTGTTGCCCTTGTACGCTCCTGAAGAATCGCGGGGGTCAGGAAGGCCAGCCAGCTTCATCGTGAGGAGCGTGGAAGGCTTCAAGAAGTTGCTGGTGATGCTCAGGGACTTTGTCAGCGACATCCCCGGATTGGCGTACGCCAGCGCGTCAGCACTCTCGGACATCTTGTCGAAACGTCGCCGCTGATCGGCTGTCCTCGTACCACCAGAAAAGCGCTCAGCAAGGTCTTGCCCGGCCTGAAGGTCCTGCGCATTCTGAATGGACGCGCGTGACTCTTCGCCTATCTGCCCGGTCTGGCTGAAAGAATCGGGTGTCCGGCGAGACGAGCCTAGGAATCCACCAATAGCTCCACGCGTATCCGTAGAGCGCCAGTCACCGCCATTGCGCTGAGTGGAGAGAGTAGAAGAAGCGCGTAGCAAGAACTGGTCATCCAGCTGAGCCATTCCACGGTCAGCCGTTTTCTTCAGGACGTCAGCAGATACCTGAGCGCCCATTTCCAGGTTGTTGTAGCGCGTGTTCCAGCTCTTCGGTGTCTGACCAGCAAAAGCCATGGCGAACCGGCCAGCCGGACCGGGAGCGTACTGAGACGGCGGCTTGTCCTGGCCGAATCCTGAGAAGAATCCACCTCCGCCATTGGGAGGCTTCGGCCCACCACCAGAAGAGCCGCCAGCACCACCTGGAGCAGGCTGCGCTCCGTGAGGCCGTCCGCTGAAGGTCGCTCCCCCACCGCTGGGACCATAGCTGTGCCCAGAGCCGGAAGAGCTGCCGCCCTGCCCGCCGCCACCAAGCCTGGACTCAAGCTTGCTGAGGACCCTGGTCAG